AAATTGCAAAGTAAAATAGCAATATTTGACAATTCTATTACAGAATATGAAAACATGTTAATTAATGGATTTGATAGATATTGGGATTGTGGCAATTTTAAATTTTTACTAGAGATTAACTAAATTACAATATTTAAACTGTCATTGTCTATCCTATAATTGTCTTTAAAAGATTGTATTATCTTGTAATCAAAAGAAAAGCCCCTAAATTTTAGAGGCTTTTCATTTACTTGTTTATTGAATTTTATTGTGTGATTACGCTCCAGGAAATGCCGCTCCTGTCGGTAAAATATTGAAATCAATAATAATGAATTCTGCAGTTTTAGCAGGTTGCAAAAATATTTGACCATACATAATGTTTCTGTCAATAATATCTGGAGTGTTATTTGTTTCATCCATTACAACTTTGAAAGCATATAAACCTTGCTTTTGTTGAACTGATTCCAAATAAGGATTACAGATATTTAAAAATCTATTTCTAGTTGCAGCTGTATTTTGTTCAAATACTAAATATTTAGAAGCAGACGCAATAAATTTCTTAACAGCAATTAATAATCTTCTTACATTAATTCTATCTAAAGCTGAAGGTTTAGCTTGAAGCGTTTTTTGTCCCCAAACACATACCCCTGTTCCAGGAAATGTAGCAATTGGATTAATTCTAGCTTCATAAAGTGTATCTCTTTCAGCGTGAGTTAATCTTGTGTAAGCGTCTAATACTGAAGATAATCCTCCTCTATTTAATCCTGCAGGCGCATACCATTCTGCTGCTACTTTATCATTAAATGCTAACACACCAGGAATGACAACGGTTGGAGGAACCCAAACTGGTTTATTAATATTTGCATCCATTATTTTTACCCATGGATAATATGTAGCTGCGTAATTATTATCTAATGATTGAACTGCACTAACTGCAGTTGCAATATTATCTGGCAATCCAACACAATCAAATACTAAAAATGCATCACCTCTATCTAAACATACATTAGACGCGTAATCAATAATAGCAGGGTGAAGTGTTTCAATAACACCTGGAAGAACTAACATATTAATATCTAATTCATCAGGATTGGAAATTGAATCAATAGCGTTTGTATATACTGAATAATCTTTAGCAGTTGAACTAGATAAATCATATCCTTGAGTATTTGAAGCTGCAATTGCTGCTCCTACTAATTGTCTTCTATTTGGCTGAGCTCCGTCAAATCCTCCTTGAAAAGGAACTACAAATTTACGAGTATCAATTGATGTATTTGTCGTTAAATCAATTGAGCCAGTGCCTAATCCAACTGCGACATTTTGGTTGTAATTTGAAAGTAAAAATTTAGAATTATTGCCAACTGTTGCATTTGTTTTAGGAATTGCACAAAGATAATATTCATTGTCTGTCGAGGCAAAATCAAAATCAAATCCATAATATCTGCGTTTATTGTAAATTCCATTAATAGTTTGATCTGTAACGTAGCTAGCTGAAGGTGTGCTTGTAAACGTTGAAGGAATTGGATTATATAAAGCTGCAAATCCAAAAGGAACTAATTCTGGCGAATAAACTCCATTAATTACATTATCATCAACTTCTACGTACACGTATTTTGATTTATTTGAATAATCTCCATGAATAACAACTTTACCTGAAGTAAATGTTTTATATCTGTCCCCAATTACTCGAGCAATGTATCTAGGAGAATTAGCATCTAAATTTACATTATCAAAAGATTCTAAAATATTTGGACGCATATCTGAATCTTGAGTTGTAAATGGAGAGCCTAAAGCAGTTAATTTAGTTTGATCTACTGCACGAATTGTTACAGAAAATGATCCATATTCAGATCCAGCAACAGTACCTGCAGGTTTGATATTTGAAATTGCTACTTTAATTTCATAGTTAGCATTAATACCAGATGCTATAGTGTGAAATTTGAATAAATTTTGATTTGTAGCGTTTGCTGTTTGTGAAATAATCCATGGTGTAATTGCTTCTGAATATGAATTACCAAAATCAAATGAACCAGATTCAATAATAATTAATGATCCTGAATCTGAACCAGCTAAAGAAGCAGATGCAGCATTGGAAAACATTGTATATAAATAACCTGGTGCTGATGTTGTGTTAGGATTTTTTCCGAATATTTTCGTTAAAAAATTAGCATTGGAACTATTTAATGAAGCACTGTAAACTGCATTTTGTCCGCTTAATGCGTTTGGAAATGTAGCAGTGTCAACTGTATAAGATCCAGATAATTTTAAAACAAATGCAGCTGAGCTTGAATTTGCGTTAACTGTTGTTGATTTTTCAAATATCGGAGTCGTTGCATTGTAAAATGCATTTGTCTCTGATACTACTTGAGAAGGATGAATTAACGCAATATGTCTTTTACCAAAAGATCCTGTAGCAACAATTGCTATTGGATTTAATAAAGAATATCCATCATCATGTAATGTACGAACAACTGTTAATTGTCCTGAATTTTGTAAATACTCCTTAGCTGCGTAAGGTAAGTATAAATTTGGGTCTGTATCGCCAAATATTTGCACAAATTCACCATATGATGAAACTGAAGTTGGAATCATTGCAGGTCCTTTTGTAGTTGGGCCTATAAATGCTGCTCCCATTTCAGCAATACCTTGAGGTAAATACGACAAATCTTTTTCAGCGGTAAACACACCGGGGCTAACGATTTTTTCTGCCATTGTTTAGTTGCGATTTAAGATTAAGTGTTAAAAAATTTTATATTAATAAATATAAATTACTAATGTTAAACAGTAGTTAAAGTAGGAATAAAAAATCCAGTGTCTAAATTAATGTCGCCTGTACCGTATTTTTCAGTGATAACATTTGCAAATTGCTCTTCTTCTAATTGAATTTGATTGTATTCTTTAGTAAATTGATTTTCTAAATCTGTTAATCGATTTAATTCTCTATTTACTAGAATTTGCTCTATTTTAAGTTGACCTAACTGAGCAGCAATATTTGCGTATTTTGTACGCAAATCTAAAATTTGTTGAATTTCTTGGTCTGTTAATTTAATTTGATCCATAACTATTAATTATATTATATATTATATTATATATTATATTATATATTATATTATATATTATTTATATATTATTTATATTATTTTATAATAAATTTATTTAATAATAATTATGGCGTTTTCTTATGAAACTAATACAATTTACAATTTAGATTTAAAAATAATTTTATATGTATAAAATTTCCGTAAATCCTTGACCATACGCATCTTCGCCGCTTAAATTTAAGCAAGTAAGTATTTTATTTTCATCGTCAATTATCACTGCATTAACAGCTTGCATTTCAGTTACAGATGCGCGAACTAAATCTCCATTTTCATTGTACGATAAAATTTCTAAATCAATTGCATTGATAAGATTGTTAATTTCATAATTTAATTCTTTTGCTTGATTAATACAATATATAGAATCTGAAGATTTAGTAAAGTAAAATTTTCTCATTTTTTATACAAAATAAAGTTCGAAAAAGTAATTTTCAAGTCGCATTAAATTATTTGCCGTGCCTTTTTGAGCATATAGTAAAAAATACCAAGACGATGAATTTGTAAATGACCCAGTAGTTCTAGAAATACTTGTACCACTTATTAAACTAGGAGCTCCAGCTCCAGATGAACCATAAAATGCTTGCGAATTAATTCCTGTATACGTTATCCATACATCAAAAAATATATCTGTTGCAGTGGCAGACCCACCTGCCGTAACACCTACTGCCCCTGATGACGAAGGTACGCTATTAATAACCGTTTGCCACTGTTTAGAGGCAGAGCCGCTTTGCTGCAATTTTCCTACAAATCTAATTCTATCTCCGGGATTAACAAAAATATTTTTTAAATCAACTGCTAAAATTTGATTTAAGTTAAGATCGTCAGGAGCATTAATTGGAGTTACTGATTGTAATGATAATTTTGTTCCTGTAAATGAAGATGTCGGTGAAATAGTAATTACATTTCCTGAGGAATCAATACCTAAATATCCTACAGCTGAACCTGAATATGATGTACTAGATGTATAAGAAGTTAATTTTATTTGTGATGTTGCTGTTAAAGAACCTGTCACTACGACATTTTGTGTAAGAGCATTAATATATGAAGCTGTAGTTGCGTATGTAGCTGGGTTTGTTAATGTATGCACTGAACCAGTTATGTATGACGCTGATAAAGCTTGAGTTGAATAAGAACTTGATATTGAATAAGAGCTTGATAGTGAATAAGAACTTGATAGCGAATAAGAACTTGATAGCGAATAAGAACTTGATAAAGCTTGAGTTGAATAAGAACTTGATAGCGAATAAGAACTTGATAAAGCTTGAGTTGAATATGATGCTGTTCCAAATAATGAACCGGTAAATGAACTAGCTGATACATTTTGTGATATATTTAATGAACCAGTAACTAAAATTGACCCAGTTACTGTCACCGGACCTACAATATTTAAAGATCCTGTTATTTTAGCTGAACCTGTAAATGGAAATGAAGAAGCATATGCTATGTATGAAGCTGTCGTTGCTGTATTTGCATATGAAGCTGTCGTTGCTGTATTTGCATATGAAGCTGTCGTTGCTGTATTTGCATTTCCATTAAGCGAACCAATAAATGTATCAGCTGTTATTGTATAATTTTGTCCTGTCTGTATATTAACAGATCCTGAAATTTGAGTCGAGCCCGAGTCTACAATGAGCCCGTTTTTTATTTTAAATTCGTTTGCCATAATTTAACTTTTCACTGTCCAAGTTAATCTATTATAAATATCATAATAGTGTAAATTCCAACCAAATTTCATAATTAATTGTATCCGCATTGCTAACTGACAATACATTGGTATTTCCTTGAATTTGAAAAGTAAATGTTAATAACGAAGTGTTTGCATTTAAATCATTAGTTACGACTTCATTCCAATTTATATTGGAACCGTTATATATACGATCTGAAACTGCCATTAAATTTCCAGATCTCATTCTAGGAGTTGTTCCTGCGGGATTTTGGTTTATTACGTATTTTATAAAAATAGATCTATGGGGAAATTGAGTTACATCCCATTGCAATATTGAATTTGACAAATTAGGAGGAAAATTTACATAAAATACTCCTGTTCTAGAAGCTAATAAACTATTTGCTGATATATTTTTTATTTGTAAAGCAGCTTCTCCAGAAGTTACATCATTTATTGTTTGCGTAGCAGTAAATACATTTTGTATACCTAAAAAAGCAATACTGCTAGTTGCCGCTGTATATACAGGATCTGTTTCTGTATAATTTAAAGCTTTACTTGCCGTTACTGCATACGAACTTGAAATAGCATTTAATATATAAGAAGCAGTAACAGCATTTTTAATGTAAGAGGCTGTTGCGGCGTAAGAACTACTTACTGAGTTTAATGCGTAACTAGATGTTTGTGCGTATGATGAAGTTCCAAATAAAGAACCGGTAATTCCATTGGAAACGTTAAGCGAACCAGAAAATAAACTTGAACCAGAAATATTTAAAGATCCTGTTATAGTGTTAGTGCCTATTATAGTTTTAGACCCGCTTATAAAAACTGAACCTGTAATTGTTTTAGTCCCAATTAATATATTTGATCCTGTCACTATTAATGACCCAGTTACATTTACATTTTGATTAAGCGAATTAACAAATGAAGCTGTTGACGCGAATGAGGTGCTTACTGCTT